GGAAATAGTGTTAAGATTGATGGTGCTAACTTAGGTTCAGCTTTAGCAGGTAGCATTATGGCAACAAAGATATCGGCTAGTACAAAAGCAGGGGTTAGTATTGTATCTTACACAGGAACAGGAACAGCAGGTACTGTGGCTCATGGATTAGGTACAATCCCTCAATGGTATATAGTGAGATGTTTAGATAATAGTTCAAGTTCTGACCTTTGGTATGTTTATCATTCAGGTGTTGGTGCTAATGCTGAAGATTCAGAGATTTATTTAAATTTAACTGATGGAGCGTCTTTTGATGTTAACAAACCTTTTAACGAGATAAAACCTACTGCTTCAGTTTTTTCTATTAAAACTTTAGCAGATGTTAATCAAAATGGAAAACTATATATAGCTTATTGTTTTTCAGATAGAAAAGGGTTTAGCCAATTTGGCAGTTATATCGGAACTGGAGTTGCAGCAGGAACATTTATATATCTAGGGTTTAAACCGGCTTGGATTATGACAAAAGAAACTTCAGCAGATGGTGAAAACTGGATTATATGGGATAACAAAAGAGATACTAATAACCCTAACAATGTAAAGTTATTTGCTGATACTAATGGTGCAGAAACAAGTGGTACGTCTGAACGTATGGTTGATTTTTTAAGTAATGGTTTTAAATTGAGAACAGCCCATGATTCTCATAATGGGGCAGAGTCTACGCATATTTACATGGCTTTCGCTGAAACACCCTTTAAATACGCAAATGCAAAATAGGAGACAATAAGATGGCTTGGAAATATGGTAACGTAGTCTTAAAGGTTAACAAGGGTTGGACAGATGATGATGGAACTCAACATCCTTCTCAATGGGTAACTTGGACTGCTGAAAGAAAAACAGCTAAAGGTGTGTCATGGGAAGATGACCCTACTCCATTAGGTTCTTTTGACAACTCCTATTATTATGGTTGGAACTCAGATGGTGATGCCTTGTTACCAAGACCACTTGCAGGATTAAAGATAGCAAAGGTAAAGGAAGCAAAACAAACATCAACTAATTATTTATCACGAACAGATTGGTATGTAACTCGTAAGTCAGAAGCTAATACAGCAATACCATCTGGTATAACTGCACATAGAACAGCAGTACGAGTAAACTACACAACATTAAAGACAGCTATTGGTAATGCTTCTGACATAGCAGGTCTAAAGGCTTGTTATGCAACAGTAGCAGGTGCATCACAGACAGCTAAAGAAATAGATGCAACATCATCTAGTGTAGTAAGTACATCGGCTAACACAATTACAAGTAATGGACATGGGTTTGTAAATGATGAACAAGTTTATTATGATGTAGGTGTTAACTCTGATGATGAGGACGCAGCAGTTATAGGTGGTCTAGTTAATAAAAAAACTTACTATGTAATAGCAACTGCGACAAACACTTTTAAGTTATCTGAAAGTCATAGTAACTGTGGAGATGAAGCAGTCGTATCACTAACAGGAGTATCAAGTGATGGTGATGCACAGACGTTTACATCACAAGGTAAACCAAGTGCTGGACAAACATTTCCTAGAAACAATATGCCTAAGTATGATGGTTCTTAACATAATTCCTTTATTATAAATACTAACAAAGGGGATTATTATGTCATCTCAACAACTTGAGTTGAAATCAGATATTACGAATCTATTTGAAGATTTGGAGTCTATCGCAAAAGAAACTAAAGTTCATGCACCTCATGTTCCTAAGATAGAACAAGCTGATATCACAGAACTTTTTAGTGGACTTAATATTGCACACGAAGAAGCAAAGGTTGAGGTTGAGTTACGATTATCTCTAGACGAAAAGAATAACTTAGATACCTTTGCAAATCTGGTAGATACCTTTAGTGAGATTACTAAACCAGAAGCAACATGGCCAAACGAATGGCCTGAAGAAGAATATCCTAAACAAAAACCAATTGATGAGAGTGTAATACAATCACTTGAAGAATTGTTCTCTACAACTACACATATAGAACCAGTAGAACTGGTTGAAGATTCTGAAGAACCTACTTCAGTAGAGAAGACTGCAACTCTGATTGACAAGGTTATTACTAATCTTGACAGTATGGGAGAAAAGACACATATCACAGAAGAAGTCAATCAAATTACAACTCTACGAAAAGAATTTGATAACTTTAGATCACTCATTGCAAAACAAGTATCCTCAGCACAAATGTCTGGTGCTGGTGGTGGTGAAGTTAGACTTGAGTTTATGGATGATGTTGACAGAGACACAGCAAAAGTAGATGGTAAACTATTATCATTTCAAGCTTCATCTGGAAAGTTTGTTGGTGTATCTCCATCAGTCCAAATATCAACTGAAGAATTACAAGACGCTGTTGGTGCAATGATTGGTAGTAATACTGAAAGTGGTATTACAGTTACTTATGATGATACAAATGGTAAGTTAGATTTTGTGATATCAAGTGACGTAGTTCAACTGACATCAACACAAACACTAACAAACAAAACTCTAACAAGTCCTGTCCTAAATACTGGAATAACTGGTACTGCATTTTTAGATGAAGATGATATGGCAAGTAATTCTGCAACAAAGGTCGCATCACAACAATCTATTAAAGCATTTGTTGATGCAGTAGAATCAAGAACAAGAGCATTTGCAATTGCAATTGGTGCTGGACTTTAGTTATTGACTAAATAGTATATAAAGGAAAAAGATATGGCAATACCTAATACAAAAGCAACATTAAAGTCCTACTGTCTTAGGTCATTAGGTTTTGGTGTTATTGACATCAACGTATCAGATGACCAAGTAGATGATAGAATAGATGAAGCATTACAATATTTTTCACATTATTCTTATGATGGTGTTGAGAGAATGTATCTTAAATATCAAATAACTGCTGATGATGTTGCAAGAGCTGCAGGCAATACATCTACAACTGCAACAGATTCTTCTGATAGTTCTATAACTGCAACATTTAAAGAGGGTGGTGGATTTATACCTATGCCTTCTAGTGTTATATCAGTTATGAATATCTTTCCATTTGATAATACTGCAACAAATAATATGTTTGATATTCGTTATCAACTTAGATTAAACGACTTGTATGATTTTAGTTCTACATCAATTGTCCAATACGAGATGACAATGCAACATTTAGATTTCTTATCACACATTCTTATTGGTGAAAAACCTTTGCGTTTTAATGAACATCAAAATCGTTTATACATTGATATGGATTGGGCTAATGATATAAGTATCGGTGAGTTTTTAGTTATTGAATGTTATCGTAAATTAGACCCAGCAACTTTCACAGATATGTTTGATGACATATTCCTAAAGAGATACACAACTGCATTGATTAAAAGACAATGGGGTGCAAACCTTTCTAAGTTTTCTGGTGTTGCAATGTTAGGTGGGGTCACTATGAATGGTGAAACTATATTCTCACAAGCATTAGAAGAAATAAAAGATTTAGAAGATAGAATGTTTTTAAATGAACCACCTATAGATATGTTTAAAGGTTAATTAAATGGCTGTTAATAGTGCATTTCATACGAGTAATCTACACTCTCTTGTAACAGAAAGAAGTCTGTATCAAAACTTAGTTAAGGAAGCGATACAGATTTACGGACATGATGTATATTATGTCAATCGTGAAACTGTTGCACTTGATAATGTTCTCGGAGAAGATGCACTATCCAAATACACAAATGCAGAACCAATTGAAATGTATGTAGAAGATGGTGCTGGTTTTGGTGGTGATAAAGAAATCATATCACAGTTCGGTTTAGAAAATCGTAATGAAATTACATTCGTAGTTTCCAAAGAACGATTTCAAGAGATGGACAGTCAGATTAATTTAGAGGAAGGTGGGGGTTCTATTGCATTAGAATCTGGAACTATAGATCAAACTGGTAACTCATCTAATCTTTCATCATTTACTGGAAACTTTTATATACTACAAGACACGGCTACAACAGATGCAGACAGACCACAAGAGGGAGATTTAGTTTATCACCCTGTCTTTGAAAAGATGTTTGAGATTAACTTTGTAGACCATGACGAACCTTTTTATCAACTGGACAACAACCCAGTATATAAACTAAGATGTAAACAGTTTGAATATGCTTCAGAAGTTATTGACACAGGTATTGCAACTATTGATGCAATAGAGGGTGAATTATCTACAGATGCAAGACTATTCCAAATTACACTTGAAAATGAAGTCGGTTCTATCCAGTTAGAAAATGCAGCTGATACTGGTATAGCTTCATACATACTTACAGAAGACTATATAGTAGGTGATTATGATACAGATAAGACTTCACAAAATGAATTATTCGACCAACTTGACGATACAGTATTAGACTTTTCTGAATCAAATCCATTTGGTGATGTAGGGAGTGCCACATAATGTTAGGACAACAATTTTACCACGAAACAGTAAGGAATATAATAGTTGCGTTTGGAACTATGTTTAACAATATTCAGATAGTTCGTAAGGACAACTCTGGAGTTATTCAACAATCAATGAAAGTACCACTTGCATATGGGCCTAAACAAAAATGGTTAACTCGTTTAGATGCAGACCCATCACTTGGAAGTGCAGCTGCAATTACTTTACCACGATTAGGTTTTGAGATTGGTTCATTAACATATGACTCCACTCGTAAACTAAATCGTGTACAGAAATTTAAAAAAGTAAAAACTTCTAGTGCAAATGCAGATAAGTTAGACACACAGTTCATGCCTGTTCCATATAACATGGAGATTACTCTATATGCAATGGCAAAGAACTCTGATGATGCGTTGCAGATTGTAGAACAAATACTTCCATACTTTCAACCAGATTACACTTTAACACTTAACGACATGGCAGATATGGGAATCAAAAGAGATGTTCCTATCATTTTAAATAGTGTAGGTTATGAAGATAACTATCAAGGAGACTTTGAAAGTCGTAGAGCAATTATATATACTTTAGCATTTACTTTAAAGTTTTATCTATATGGCCCTGTTACTTCTTCAAGTGTTATCAAAACTGTACAGGTAGATCAATTTTCAGACTTACCAGCAGTTACACCTACAAGAGAACAGAGATATTCTGTTGCACCAAACCCATCAAGTGCTGATGCAGATGATGATTTTGGATTTAGTGAAACAAGTTCTTTCTTTCAAGATGCAAAGAACTATGATCCAACTAGTGGAACAGATGTAAAAAAAGGTTAGATTATGAAAGACCCATTTTCAGAAATTGATAAAGCACTAGGTGTATTCGATCCTGTAGAAACTGCGATTAAAGAAAATTCATTTGTAGTTCCTAAAAAGATTGATATACCGACTAGTAATGAAGAAGATATAGAGAATGACTATAAGTATCAACGAGAGAACTTTTATGGTCTTGTTGAAAAAGGTTCTCAAGCGATTGAGGGTATTCTAGAACTTGCAAAAGAGGGTGAACACCCAAGAGCATATGAGGTTGCTGGAAATCTTATTAAACAAGTAGCAGAGGTAACGGAGAAGTTAGGTGACTTACAAGAGAAAATGCGAAAACTTAAAGAAGTACCTAATTCT